CGTCGAGACGGCCGCCGTCGAGCCCCAGGCGGAACGTGCAGACGCAACGCCACGCAAGCGAGGGAGGCCACGTGCAGTACCGCAGCCTGACACGACAGACCGCACCGGCAGTTGAGCCGGTGACGCTGAGCGAGGCAAAGGCCCACCTGCGTATCGACTCGTCGGACGAGGACACGCTGATCAGCACGCTGATCACGGCGGCTCGTGAGTGGTGCGAGGAGTACCTAGACCGATCTTTGATACACCAGCAGTACGTGATGCGGCTTGATTCGTTCCCATACGAAATTGAGCTGCCACGCCCGCCGATGGCGACGTCAGGGACGACGACGGCCCTGACGCTGACCTACACGCTGGGCGACGATTCCACGGCCGTCCTGGCTGCGACCGAGTACCGCATTGACCGCAACTCCACGCCGGGCGTGGTGCGGCAGCTGCGAGAGGGAACGTGGCCTGCAAACCTCGACGACCAGAACGCCATCACGGTCACTTGGTGGGCTGGCTACGGGTCAAGCGGCTCGAGCGTCCCGGCGGCCATCCGCTCGGCCATGCTGATGCTCGTGGCCCACCTCTGGCGAAATCGTGAGATGACGACGGAGGCGGCCCTGTCCGAGGTGCCGATGGGCACAAAGGCCCTGCTCGATTCCGCACGCTGGGGCTCGTATCGCTAATGCCACTCGACGCTGGCGAGCTCACAGAACGCATCACCATCGAGTCGCCAACCACCGGGCAAAACGAGCTCGGCGAGACGACTCTGACATGGGCCACCTACGCCACGGTGTGGGCGAAGGTTGAGCCACTGTCTGGCCGTGAGGCTGAACGGTACGCCGAGGTGGTTGGGCTGTCTGGCCACAAGGTCACGATCCGTGCCCTGTCTGGCCTGACCACGTCCATGCGTGTTTTGTACCGCAGCCGCACCCTGGAGATAGGTGCAATCAACGAGTACGAACGGCGGTGGTATCTCGAGCTCGTGTGCACGGAGAAGCAGACATGAGCCTGGTAGAAGCGCCGGAAGCGTTCCTGTTTCAGCGGCTCACCTCACGCACCGCCGTGAGCCAGTACATCAGTGCCAGGGTGTACCCGATGTGGGCACCCACTGGCACGCCGCTTCCGCTGCTGACGTACCAGAGAGTGGCCGTCGATCGTCCGCAGTCACTGACTGGGAACGTCGGCAACCCAGTCATCACGCTGCAACTCACGAGCTACGGCACGTCGTACTCAAGCGTCAAGACGCTGGCCCGGGAGGTGCGGTTGGCGGTGGACGGCTGGACCGGAACCACGGCGGGCGTGACGATTCAGAGGACGACGCTGGTTGCCGAGTCGGATGACATCGAGATTCCGCAAGACGATCAGATGCTGCCGTATTACACGGTGCAGCAGGCTTTCGATTTCCGCATCAACGAGGCCACCTAATGGCGGCACCGTCTGTCACGCTCACGTTCCCAGACATCAACGGCCTGGCCGGCGAGTTCCGCAGGCTGCCGAAGTCTTTGGCGGCCACCACGATCGGTGCTGCGGTGAAGCGGGCCATCAAGCCGGCCGAGGACAAACTCAAGCAACTCACGCCGGTGGGGCCGACCGGGAACCTCAAGCGAGGCATCGCCACCAAGGCCAAGAGATACCCGAAGACCGGCACGGCAGTTGCACTTGTTGGATACCGAAAGGCAGGCAGTGGCAAAAAGAAACAGTCAGGCACCAAACGACGCAACAAGGCCAGCGACAAGACCTATCATCAGTTTCTTGTTGAGTACGGAACGGCGAAAAGAGAAACAAAGTCCGGCGCTAATCGTGGGGTGATGCCTGCATTACGGCCAATTGAGCGAGCGTCTCAAGCTGTGCTCAGCCAGGTGCAGGCCAACCTCCAGCGGGAGATGCAGGTAGGGCTGCAAAACGCCATCAAGCAAATGCCGAAATACCTGGCCGCCCGTGCCGCAAAGGGGCGGGAGTAACTGCAAGGAGTCACCTATCTCCTCCTAGGCTACGGGTGGGCATGTTGGCCCACGACTCACTAGGAGACAAGCGATGGCGACCGACTCGCAGGGCCAGACGTTCACCTTCGGCGGCACCAACTTCACCGCCACAAATGTCACCGTCACGCCTGGCGGCGACCTGCTCGATCAGTCCCACCTCGGGCTGGCCAGCGGTGCTGGCCGCATCTACCAGGCACCGGCGCTGAAGGACAACGAGATCAGCGTCGAGGCTCTTGGTACGACCGTCCTGGCGATCGGCACGACTGGCTCCATCTCGTTCGCTGGCATCAGCGGCAGTGCGACCGTGTCGTCCTCCAGCGTGACCTACGCAGTCGGCGAGCTCGTCCAGCAGTCCGTGACGTTCAAGTACGCCTGACGGCCTGGAGGTCGTCGTGGCAAACGTCTCGCAGGGCACCACCGTCACTTGGAACGGCGTGACGCTGGGCGAGGTCGTCAGCGTCAACGTGGATGGCATCACCGCAGAGACGGTCGATGCCACTCCACGGACGCAGGCTGCACGCAGCAAAATCTTCAGCGTCGCCGATATCGACTATGGCACCATCTCAGCGACGGTGCGTGGCACGGCTGCGATGGCATCCACCAACGTCGGCTTGACTGGGACGCTAACGATAGTGGGACCGAGCGTCTCGTGGTCTTTTACTGGGGCCATCTTTGAGAAGCTCGGCTGGTCCGCCAGCGTTGGCGAACTACAGACCTACTCAGTCACGTTCAAGGTGGGTGCATAGTGGGACTCGCTGAAGAAATCCTGGCACTGGATCAGGCACGCAGCCTTCGGGTTCACGTGCCGGAGTGGAAGCGGGATGTGTTCATTCGGACGCTATTGCTCGGTGAGTTGCAGGACTGGGAACTCGCCTGCCTTCGCAGCAAGGGCGATGGCGTGGACGAGTACCGCACCCGCTACCTGGCGAAGTGCCTGGTGGACGAGAACGGGCGGCAAATCTTCACGAGCGACCAACTCAAAAGTATCGACGGCGTCATCGGCAATCGGCTGTTCAAGATGGCACAGAAGCACAACGACCTGGATGACAAGGAGATCGAGGACATAGGAAAAAACTGAGGGACCGGCCACTGGATGCGTTCCCGCTCCTGCTGGCCGGGCATCTCGGAATGACTCTTGGTGAGTTGCGGCAGCGGATGGACGTTGTCGAGTACAGGCAGTGGCTGGCGTTTCATCGGTTTGTGAATCCACTCGGAGGCGAATGGCGGCAGACGGCTCGGATCGTGGCGGCGACGCTGGCCCCGCACTGCGGGAAGGGCAGGCCGCCAAGAGAAGACGACTTCATGCCGATCCAAAAGGTTCCGATGACGGCGGCCGAGATAGCGGCCGAGCTCAGCAAGTTGAAGCGGTGACGTATGGCGACAACCCTAGCACTGGCGATGCGGGCAAGCATGTCCGCAGGCGGCTTGGTGTCCGGTTCCAAGGAGGCATCGGCGGCACTGGACCGCATGGGCAAGCACGCCCGACAGGCGGCGTCCGATTTGTCGCTGCTCAAAAATCTGGCCATCGGATCGACGATCGCCCGTGGAGTCACTGCGGCATCCAATGCGATTGCGTCGTATGCCGCTCAGGTGACGACCGCCGTCGATGCCACCAACGACCTGGCTCAGCGTGTCGGCTTTAGCGTGGAGTCTCTGCAGGCACTGCAGATGGCGGCCAAGCTCTCGGGCGTGAACGACGCCACGACGGCGATTCAGAAGATGACGGTGGCCATCGGTGCGGCGGCAGAGAGCGGCAAGACCGAAGCATTCACGAAGTTGGGCATCGAGTTTGAGAAGCTGCAGGCGATGTCGCCCGAGGAGCAGTTCCGCACCATCCAAGCGGCCATCGCTGCACTGCCCACCCCAGCCGAGCGTGCGGCGGCAGCCGTTGCACTGTTCGGCAGGAGCGGCGTGGAGTTGCTGCCGTTGATGGAGCAGAACCTGGCCGCCGTCGAGGAGCGGATGCGGCGGCTTGGTGCCATCGTTGGCACCGATCAGGTTGAGGCTATTGGCGCCATGAATGACGCACTTGACATGGTGCGTGCGACGTTCGACGGCATCATCGGCCAGGTGGTTGGCAACCTGGCTCCGATTGTGGAGAGCCTGGCCAACGAGTTTCTGGAGTTTGTGGAGTCGTTCAACAGCGTTAGTGGAGAGGGCGGCACTGGCATTGCCAACACCATCAGCGAAGCCTTGCTAGACGTCGCTGACTACATGGCTGGCGTCTTTGACACGGCTGTGGCCGGATTTGATGGCTTCGGCGTCACGATGGCTGACGTCGGTGCCGTCTTCCAGACGGTAGGCAACATCTTCACGGCATTCACGGAAACACTGCGTGCGGCCTTCAACGTCTTTCAAGTCGCTGGAAACCTTCTGGCTGAGGGGCTGGGGCGATTCTTGGAGGGCATTGGCAGCTGGGTGTCGAGTGACTTGGAAGCCTTCGGCCGTGACATGGCAAGCAGGGCCGCAGAGCAACGCAACAAGAATATGGCAGAAGCGGCAGATGCTGGTGCGAATGCCGCTTCTGCCGCTGGCCGTGCCGTGTTCGGAGGCGAGGCTGGCACGGCACCGGAAGGCCCAGCCCAGCGTGCTGTGCGAGCCGCCAGAGAACGCATGACTCCCGAGGAGCGTGAGCGACGCCAGAAGGAGCGAGAGGCGAAGGCTGAGCAGGACAAGGCGGCCCGAGAGGCTGCAGCAGCTGAGGCAAAGGCCAAGAAAGACGCCGAGGCTGCACAGAAGCGACAAGAGCAGGCCGCCAAGGATGCTGCCAAGCTGATGGAGCAGGCGGCCGGCAAGCAAGAAGACATCGACAAGGTGCAGGCGGAACGCCAAGCCGCACTCTCTGGCACATCGAACGAGTCGCTCAAAGCAAACGACATCCGCTCAAGCGAGGGCATGGCTCAGTTCTTGGCACTGGCTACCGGCCGAGAAGATCCGGCCATCGCTGAATATCGCAAGCAGACGCAGAAACTCGACGAGATGAAGGCCGAGCTTCGGGCGCTGAATCAGCAGGCCGTCGACATCCTGGGGGCCGCAGCATGAGCGTCGTCAAGACGACAGAGCTTGCCACCGTGTCGGCGTCCAGAAAGTTCGGCGAGCCGCCGGTCTTTCAGCGGAAGTTTCTCGTGGAGGTGGACAGCCCCACGACACCACAGACGCTCATCAGCAACGCTCCTGGCATTACGTTCCTCCAAGGCCACCCAGAGGCCACGTACTGCCTGGCGATGAACGTCAGCGTGAGCAACTACAACGGCTCACGGTGGCACTATGAGGTGACATGGGACTACGAACTGCCGAAGCAGCAGAACGTCGATCCCAACCCGCTGGCCCGTGCCGACATCTGGAAGTGGACGACGGGCGGGCTGGCGGTGCCTGCCCTGTACTACTACGACAGCGAGACTCTGAAGCCGCTTACCAACTCGGCCGGCGATTTCTTTGAAGGGGCCATGACTGACATCTCGACGCTCCAGGCGTCGATCAGCGGCAATCGCCCAACATTCAACTACGGGCTCGCCACTGCCGTCACAAACGCCGTCAACAGCGACACGTACCTAGGGGCTCCAGCCGGCACGTGGAAGTGCAGCGGCATCAGTGCCCAGCCTGCCGTTGAGGTTGTGAACGAAGTCGAGATTCGCTACTGGCAGGTAGAGGTGACGCTTGAGTACCGCCCAGACAAATGGAACCTGCAGCTGCCGGATATCGGATGGAACTACTTGGAAGACAGCAAAAAGAAGCGTGCATATGTGATTGACTCGGAAACGGGCGACAAGGTTCCGAGCAGCAATCCGCAGCCGCTCAACAGCGACGGCACCCGGAAGTCGAGTGGTGCCCCAAACATTCTCGAGCGGCGAGTACAGAAACAGGTCGCCTTCAACTCATACTTCGGCCAGCCGACGCAAGCCTAGGAGAGAGTCATGCCAGACGTCGTCTACAGCATCACCGGCAACGTGGCCAAGGGGCCGCTATCGCAGTCGTTCGCCGCCTCTGGCGTCACTACCGATATGTCTGTGACTGGCGTTGCCACGCTCACTCTGACTCCTGGCACGGACGCCGCCGGCACGACTGCGATCAGCACGGCCACACTGACGAGCGTTGGCGTGTTCTTTGCCCGCAACCTATCGACGGTGGCGACTGCCGCCGTTTCGTTCGGCCAGTTGTCGGCTGGGACTCTGGTGCCGACCGTATCGCTCAATGGCGGCGAGGCGTCAGTCGGCCGGCTGGCTTCCGGCTCCTACGCCGCTCAGTCAAATCTGGCCGGCACGAAGCTCGTCATCACGATCCTCGAGGGCTGATTCATGGCCACGCAGGGAGCCAACAACGGCCCCGGGCAGGGCGCTGGCAATCAGTTCGTCAAGTTCACCAGGGCTTCCGCACAGCGGATTGCCAGTGCTGTCCGCACGGTTGAGGGCGGCGACCGCCGGCAGGCCCCGATCACGTTTGACCACCCGATCATCCAGCCTGGATCGGCAATCCGCACTGGCACATTTACGGGTGCCTGGGGCCGGCAGCAGACCGCAGTCGTCACGTTCGTATACGGCAGCACGGCGACGGCGTCGGTTCACAACGACTTGATCAACCTGCCCAACTCTGGAACACGATTCTGCGTGGTTGGCCGGGAGGGTACTGCGTGGCGGCTGATCAACTGGCAGTGGGAGATCGCTCACGTGCCCACCGCTGCCGAGCTCACGACCACGGCTCTCATGTTCAAGACGCTGCCCGTTGGTGCCGTCTCGACTGCGTCCACCATCACGTTCAACATCTCCGTTGCCTCGTGCTCCACGACATGAGGTAGGCCGTGCCGCTGTACCTCTATGGCCCGGTGCTGCAGGTGGTGGAGGGGCCGGCGTTGGCCGCCTCGGACGGGTGCTGCTGTATCAACCAGTCCACCGACTGCAACGTCATCTGCCCGACCAACCGGGCTTTTTTTGATTGCTTCGGCACCGGCTCGTGGGAACTCAACACCGACGAGTGCCAAGCGGGATTTGTGCCGAGCTCGGCGTCGTGCCCAGAGTGCCCAAACGTCCCTAGTGACGTCACGCAGTGCTGTTCGTGCTGTGTTGAGAACGGAGCCCCGTGATGCTGCTGGAGCGTTGGCACGTCATCAGGCG